TTGCAAAATGTCTTTAGTATATGCGATCATATACTTTTCTAACTGCAATGTTTTAATCTTTTTCATGTCACCGATACATAAAAGGTTTGCGCCGCTCAGGTCTGCGCCGCGAAGGTTTGCGCCGCGAAGGTCTGCGCCGTAAAGGTCTGCGCCGCGAAGGTTTGCGCCGCGAAGGTCTGCGCCGTAAAGGTCTGCGCCGTAAAGGTTTGCGCTGCGAAGGTTTGCATCGCGCAGGTTTGCATCGCGCAGGTTTGCATCGCTTAGGCTTGCACCGCTTAGGTTTGCTTTTTCTTTAATAGCAATTTTTACAGCTAAACCTAATTTAATACTTTTATCATCACTTTCCTTTGCGTAAATTTTCGCTGTGAAAATTACACCACCTGTAAGTCTGTTTTTTATTTCATATTTCATTTTAATATCCCCTTTATAATTCCAGTATCTCGCAAACAGGTTAATAAATCGTTAACTTTATTGAAATAATCTTACTATTTCGGCATTGATTTTATCAACTTGTTTTCTGTAATTCCATACTGAAATTTTTCTTAAATGCCTGTCAATATCGGCTTCTTGGCGCTCTTTAATCAATCGGAAGTATTCAGGAAAGCGCGGATCATTTACATGAATAATTTCATTACATAGAAATTCCGGCTTTTGTTTATACGATTTACGCATTGATTTACTTCCCCATTTTTGGGAAATTTTCATTTCAAATGTCACGCCGTTACGCTTTACTATTTTCATGTTTATTTACTCTTTGATATGGCTTCAACATTGATAATCATAACCGGATGATCGGCAGGATAACCATTCATGACCATAAATTCCACTGTAGCAAGATTGGCTTTATGTGCCAGATCATATGCTAGTGCAATATTGTCTATATAACTTTGCATCGCTTTAATCTCTTTAACCATTTCTTCATTTGTCATTTTTTTTATTCTCCGTTTTTAATCATTTCTAGATGATAGTTAATAGTCCTTATGCAATCAGCTTTCTTTTTAATTTCCTTATATTCTTCACTTCCATATTGTGCTTTAGGTATTCCGTACCAGTCAACCATGTTTTCTATATCGCCCCATCTTTTCCTGTGGGATTTTTCCAGTGCGTCAAAGAGTTTTTGCATAGCGGAATCAGTTTTCATTTGCATTTCTCACTAATTAAATAATATTCTTTTGTTTTGTTACCTTGTGAATCTTGTTTATGTCTGATCCATCCTACTAAATAACCGCGTCCATAACCATAATGTTCTGTATAATTTCCGTTACTGAATGTTTCAGTAGAAGAAACTTGCAATAATCGCGTATGTAATTCAAATTCTCTTTTATCTATTTTACGCATTAATGCTCCAGTCTATACAACACATTTTCAACAATATCCGCCGCACTTCCTTCCGGCAATGCAATAGCCGCCGCCCTGAGCGCTTCAACTATTTCCGGCGCTAGTACCGCCGCAACTTTAACATACGCAGGACTAGCATAGTGGCCATCATAGTGTTTGCGTATATGATCCGTTACTAGTGCCACGGCTTCCATTATTATTTCTATTTCATGGGCTTTCATTTAATTTCCTTCAATGAGCCTTTTACCTATTTCTTGTACAATTTCTTTAGGGTATTTATGAGGGTATTGTTCTTGTAAGTAATCTAACACCATTTCAACAGCATTATATACTATCTCTTCATCATTCATATGCATGGTTGCCCTCACTTGCAAATATAGTATTGTTGACCGTCTTTAGTGTATCCCTCAGACGCTTCCGCCTCTTCTTTATCAACTGGAGTTAATGATCCGATATCCGCCGTTCTACCATCATTATACGCAAGCATAGCGCGGCGGGTTCCGTTGAATTTACGAGCGCCAAGTACTAGGATACTTTCTTGATCTTTTATCAAGTCCTTTACTTTCTCCAAGTCGTTTATGTTGATAATATAACTATCTTCGTCTATGCCTTTATAACGTCCTTTCAACTCTTTAAATCCGATATGGCGCAAGCGCATTTCATAGGCTGTTGCGGTATTGTCAAAGTCACTTGCGAAGATTACAAAGTATTGGTCATCATTCTTTTGCTTGTCGATCATGAGATAATCCATTCTGCTGTAGTTTTATCTAATTTAGCACCTGATTTTTCAAGAATTTCTATTAATTTATCAGCCATTTCTTCAGTATTACAATCAATAGATGCATATCCATGCTTTTTGCTATAAATCGATAGTCCCCAAGTTACACCGTTCATGTTATTCACTCCCTTATTATCTTCAGAATATCAAAGATTGGTTAATATTCGGTTAAAGCTTCAGGTAATATTATTGCGTTTTTACATTCTTGTGCGATCTACCTTTACCCATATTTCCAGTCATACAGGCATTGTAAAACCTATTAGCGTCATAATTGGGATTAGTACCGATTAAAGCATGTGACATTGCATTGGCTGTTTCTTCCCTGAGATTAACCGGTATTTGTGCGATAATTCCCGCAATAAGGATATAATCTTTACGTGTCATGTCTATTTTCCCTTGGCTTTAGCAATTGCTTCAATCGCCATTGTTGATCCAGCTTGTTGTGAATTAAGAGCCATTAAATTTTCTAATGCTGCTAACATATCAGGCGCTGCTGCGATAAGTTGAGCATTAGCAATTTCTTTCTTTGTGGGATTCATCCAATTAGTTGATAATGCACATTCCGCAATCTGATGACCATTTTTAGCTCTAACTGCTCCATTATCTGCCTTCCACGGTGCAGGTGTATGTTTCATATCTATTTACCCCTTTTTGCTGTTACTTGATACAGTGCCAGTCTTTCCTTTTGTGCATAAGCCAACCTTGCGATTTCCAGTGTTCTTGACCATGTTGTGCTGGCCTTGTAAACACCGTTAACGAATATATCTACTTTAGGATAGTCACGTTTACCTAAGTTACCGTAATCGGCGGGAAGGTTAACCATTCTCAATCTCCATTTGTGCGCGGTATTGTGCTGCTACATAGTTAGTATAGCTGCCTAGTACCAGTGAACCATGTTTTACGTCAAATTTATTGGAGTTGCGATTAAATTCTATTGTGATTTTCATAATTAAAACTCCGTTTCAAGGATTGATATAATAATATTCCGGTATCCGTCATAGGCGTTATCGTTAACCCCTACACGCTGCATATCCATGAGACATTCGATAATCATGTTATTCTCAAGGGCAAGCTCTGGAGCTATCGTATAGCGTTGACACAAGCTGTTAAATTCGTTGTTTGTCATTTTCATTCTCCCTTTATACCTTTAGTATCTCATATAGCAGTTAATAATCCCTTAACATGGCGGGTAATATTATTGCTTTCTCCATAATCTATAACCTTTATCTGTTTTTCTTATGCTGACCTTATAACCAATGCTTCTAGCGATAGTGCGGTAAGTATCGGCTAATTTTATATCGTCTCCGATGAGCATGCTATCGCCTATAATCATTTTGCGGATAATATCGGTTTTACGTTCTGGGATTGGAATATTTGATTCGATCATGATTGCACCTCTTTCTTTATTCTTTAATTATATTAGGATTGTTTACAGAAAGTCAATAGTGTTTTTATGCGTTAACTATTTCTATCCAAACTATCCGCGAAATACCCTGAAATTTCCGCTAGTTCAAAGTCTGATTTCATTGGGTTATTTGGAGTCATCATTGGATAATTTGGCTTCTATCCAAAATACCCTAGGCAGATACACATACACACACGCATGTACAGATATAGACAAAAAGAAATTGTGTTAAGGATATTTAGGTATATTTATTTATTAATATTTTTTTATTAATAAATACAATGCCTTACCTATGCTTTTATTGAGCTAACTTCTATCCGAACATTTGGATAGTTTGTCTTATTTTGCATTTTAAATAAATTTTAAGATAATACACTTATTAATATGATACATTGATTATGGATATTCGGTGTACTGAGGGTTGGTTCCGCACTCTCTCACTTGGAATTCATAAACGAATCACCTGCTAAAAAAATAAATAAAATTAAATACTTATTAATCTTAATTAATGTTAATTCTCATTAACCTATCTGGCACGTGGCTTGTATAGTGCAAGATTCATGCCAGTTTACGGGAAATTAACTTGGGAAATGAAATCAGTTTTTTGTGTAGGGGGAATAATATTATCCTCCCACCCTAAAACTTATTTCAATTTTCAGATCAAGGTAATAATATTACTCAGTAGTAAGTACCAGTACTGATTAGTAGGACTAGCGACTACGACCCCAACCAGCATTGTGAAACCTACACCGCTTGCAACCAGCAGAGGGGTATGCTTTGCACAGTTTGCCGGGATGCTTCCGACGTTTAGCGTTGCAGCGTCCGGGGATGTAGCCGTACCGGGTAGAGAAGGGGTCTAGCTTCGGGGATGGAGGGTATATCTTGTGACGGTCACGCCACTGTTGAAGTTCCTTCTCCGCTTGCTGGCGCTGGCGGAGGAACATCTCTTCTAGGGTTTCAGGGGTGCCGTCTGGCTTGTACTGAGGCATATCTGCGTCCTTGTAATAATATTACCATAATTATAACATAAAAGGGTGAAATAGGCTATTGCAATTGGCAGGGAGGGTGTGGTAAGATTAAAGAATAGGAGGTGCGAGATGCCCAAGAAGTATAAACCCAATCTGCCGTTTTATGAGTTCGCTGACAAGCCGTTCACCGAAGAAGAGAAGAGGGTGGCGGATATAGGTAAGCGTAAACCCTATAAGCCGTACCCTGATGCTGAACTTGCGGATATTATGGTTATCCAAGTCCTGAGTGTGGATAAGAAGAAGAAGGCGCAGTTCATGCGGGAAGTCGAGAAGGCTGCGATACGGTTGAAGATGAGCATGAATAAGAAGGTGCTGGAGAAACGCAAATGATCCCGCATGACTGGTTGCAAATAGAGAGTTCCAATATCAGGAAGGTCAAGTTTGTGGCTAATCCGTATGATAAACGCGGAGATGTTTTGGTAGAGTTTAATACAGGTAAGATGTACAAGTTCAAGGATGTTCCTGCGCTCAAGGTAGAGCATATGGTACACAGCAGTAGCCCCGGTGAATACTTCCGTGGACATATCCGGGGCGAGTATGATAGCGAACCGTTTAAAGAGGTGCAAGATGATCGTTTGGGATGAATCGCCGGAAACTTATTATCCGGGCAGGCTCGGCATGACTTACAAAGACACTAACCCAAAGGATGCGGTGGGAACCAAGAAGGCTCCTATATCGACCATCCCTTCACCGGTGCTCATGGAAGTAGGGGTCGCCCTGCTAGAAGGCGCTAGGAAATATGGCAGGCATAACTACAGGGTGTCTGGTGTGCGAGCCAGTGTCTACTACGATGCCACCATGCGCCACATGATGGCTTGGTACGAAGGGCAGGACATTGACCCGGACAGTGAGTTGTCGCATATAACGAAAGCCATAGCGAGTTTGGTTGTGTTGCGCGATGCGATGATCCACGGTAAGGTGACGGATGACAGACCACCTTCTGCTCCCGCGTTTTGGTTGGAGAGCATGAACAGTGCCGCTGCTAGGGTTGTTGAGAAGTATCCGGTAGCCAAGGGTGCGTTTATCAAGAGTGACGATAATGTGTGAGCGCCAATGCCAGCGCAGTAATGCCTGCGGTAAAGTGGTGAAGTTCCCGCAAGGTCAGTCTCGCAAGATGAGCCTTGCGGAAGCGGCCACCTCTACTGTGATAGGATTTATTATTTCCGTGGCAGCGCAGTACGCGATATTCCCTTTGTTTGATATCTATGTTCCGTTCCATGAACACGCATTAATGGGGCTGTTCTTTACGGTGGTGTCTGTCATTAGAGGTTATCTGATTCGCAGATTGTTTAACAGGCTGCACATAGGTGGAAGATGAAAAAGAAGAAGATGAAAACATTTAATGTATTCTATACCTTCCCCGGTACAGAACATGAAACTCTGGTCACAGCAAAAGATTCTGATGAAGCGGTTGAAATAATTAAACAGCATCTTAAAGGTTTAGGATATGACGAAGAGGAAGTTCGTTTGCGCGGTGGTTGGGAAGTAAAATGATTGAAGATACCGCAGAAGACAAGAAGATCGCGCTAATAGAAATGTTCTACAAGGACAGGATTCTGGCGCACCAATATTTGTTTCCATCTAGGCGCAAGAATATTTCCCCGGAAGCGCACAACGATCTTCTGCGTTTGTTTTATTCGCAGGACAAGTATGTGTTGGCAGAAGCGTTTCGAGGATTCGCTAAGTCTACGCTGGTAGAAGAATATACGATTATGTCTATCTTGTTCGGGGATTCTCTGTTCCCGATTATCATTGGTAATTCTTACAACAGGGCTTGTGAACGCCTTGCTGCTATCAAGCATGAACTTGAAAGCAACGAGAACATTATAGAATTGTTCGGGCCGCAAGTCGGAGCCACTTGGACTGCCGATACTATTGTTACAGCCAAGGGTGCGAGGGTGCAGGCGTTCGGTGCAAAGCAGTCTTTGCGCGGTGCCAAGACAAAGCAGGGTGATCGCCCGGACTTGGCGATTGTCGATGACTTGGAAGACGAAGACATGGTGGCTACTGATGAGGCTCGCGCAAAGATTAAGCGATGGTTTGACGCTTCCATTATCCCGGCACTAATTCCTTCTGGTAAAGTTCGTATGGTCGGTACCCCGCTGCATCCGAAAAGTTTGTTGGAAGTTAAGAGGCAGTCCTCTCAGTGGAAGTCTCTCGTTATCCCAATTTACTACACAGATGAGAAAGGCAACGAGGTAGCTACATGGGCTGACAGATTCCCCATGTCTTGGATAAGAGAGTGTATGCAGAACTATGTAGATGCGGGGAGTATTACGGAGTTTGTACAAGAGTACATGTGCAAAGCAGAAGACGAGGCGAGCAAGCCGTTCAAGGTCGAGATGTTCAAGAGAGGTGCTAAACCTTACGGGTATCATGCCGTGGAGATTATGGTTGACCCGGCGAGAACAGTCAACTCTAAGACCAGTGCCAGAACTGGATATGCTGTGTGGACTTGGCTCGGCAGCAAACTCATAGTATTGGAAGCATACGGTGCTTTCCACAAACCGGATGAGATCATCAACGAAATATTCAAACTGAATGAGAAGTACAATCCATTCAATGTCGGTGTCGAGGCAGACGGTCTTGAAGAGTTCATCATGCAGCCACTTCGCAATGAACAATTGAAGCGCGGCATAAGCATTCCGATTTCTCCGCAACGCGCTCCCAAAGACAAGAAAAGCTTTATAGGTGGTCTTCAACCCTTCTACATGGCCGGTGATGTAGTGCATGTGGAAAACTGCAAAGACCTAGAAAACGAACTCGCGTCTTTTCCTACTGGTCGTTGTGACGTTCCAAACGCCTTAGCCTATGCTCCACGCATGAGAGCCGCTAAGCCGGTATACGAGGATTTCGGAGGCCAACACATTGCGGAGAATTTGCAAGTCCATCTTAGGTCGAAAACCTATTTGGCGGTTTCATCGACTCCCTCAATGACAGCGGCAGCATTGTTGCAATTCCGCGATGGTAACATATATGTTATCAAGGACTGGTGCAGAAATGAACCTCCCGTTGAGGCGATACCTATTATTATCCAAGAGGCTGTTCTTACCGGAGGGGATTTTACCGCCATCACTCCGGCAGAGCAAATGGACAAGTACACCAACAACGGTATCCCGGCCTGCTTCCGCAATTACAAAAACCGACTTCTTCGCGGCCACCTCGCCTCCAAGTGCATAGGAAGTTTAACCGCTAGGTTGAAGACCACAAACAAGGGTTCAGCCGCCTTCCAAGCCTCGACAGAGGCCAAGTGGACTATAAACGGGATGGCTCGCGGATACGCAAGAAAATTACAACCTACAGGTAGTTACGCCGATTTGCCGGAGAGAAACCAGTATTCTCTGGTTATGGAGGCCATAGAAAGCTTTGCGGGTTACTTAAATGGTGGTATGATTGAAGGTGAAGAAGATTTAATATGGTCTTTTACAGCAAAAGGCCGTGAATACATTTCTGCGCTCCCTCGAAAAGAGTAAACGATGCCACATCCTGATGAATCTGAAAAGATCAAATCTAAAAAAATCAAAGAAGATCAGGAAGATACAGGCATTCCTGTATATGAAGATCGTAAAAAAGAGTGGAAAGACGACGAGAAAGTCAAGGATCAGCTTTCTGATGTGTATTCCACCGTCTGTTCAGGGTTCGACGATAAGACCGAGCAGACCGAAACCATAGAACGCGCATGGGATATCTACAACTGCGAGTTCAATGAAAATCAATCTTATGATGGAGATAGCAAGATTTATCTCCCAATCGTTCACGATGCGATTGAAGCGCGAGTAACGCGCTTTAGCAACAATATCTTCCCCCAAATAGGTCGTTACAGTGACGTGTTGAGCGCAGACGCCACCGTGCCTTACGACATCATGGCGCTTCTCGACCACTACGTAGAACAGACCTCGCTCCGCGATGTCGTAGTTCCGGCGCTGATGCGCTCCGGTGACATCACTGGTCAGTATTCCTTGTTCCTTTCTTGGTGCAAGCGCGAGAGACACGCGATCAAGAAGGTTCGCACCTCGGTTCTGAGTGCTGAGGACATGGAGATTTCAAGCCCCGAAGATACAGCGGATATCGAAATCGAAACTGTTGACGATAGCCGCCCGGATGTAATGGTTCTGGATGCAAGAGACTTGTTGATTACCCCCGCTTCCGTAGATGAGATTGACGATGCTGATGTTGTGGCCGTGCGCCTTCGCATGTCCAAAGGTCGCGTTCAAGAAATGATTGACAACGGAGAATTCGAGGAAGAGGCTGGTGAAGCTCTAATTGAAAAAATGACAGCGGCGGAAGAAGAAGGTAAAGACTCAGACCCCGCAAAAAAGAACCTTAATGCTGCCGGTGTTAAAGCAGACGGCAAAGGCAACGTAACCGCCCTGATATACCTCGTGTTCACGAAACTAAAGATCGGCGGCAAACGCCGCCGCTGCATGGCTTATCTTGCTGGCGACGATGACATACTTTCGTGTAAGCGCAACCCGTACTGGAGCGATAGAATCCCGGTAATTACTCAGGCCGCTTTGAAAGTCAATGGTTCTGTTTGGGGCAAGAGCAGAGTTGCCACGGTTGAGAAGAACCAGTATGCGGCAAATGACGCGATCAACATGGGCATGGACAGTATCAAATACAGCCTGTTGCCTATCGTTGCAATCGACCCCGAAAAGAACCCTCGCTCCGGTACGGTCGTTCTTACGATGGGTGCTATATGGCAAGTCGATCCTAATTCGATGCAAGTCATAGAATTCCCCTCTCAGTTGGCGGAAGCTATGAGCGTTGTTGACCTCAATCGCAGCCAAATCATGGCCTCCCTCGGAACTAACCCGGCCATGATGACGATGGGGCTTGGTGGAAAAAAACCCACTCAGGCGCAGATTTCGCAGGAGCAACAGGTTGCTCTGGAGGGTACTGCCGATGTCGTCACAATTCTGGAGTCCTCGGTTCTCAACAAACTTCTGAGGTGGTTTTATGAAATGGATTACCAGTTTCGTTCTAAGGCTGTTACTGTTCGGCGTTTTGGCCCTATTGGTATTCAGGCGGAAATGCAGGAAATCCCGCCGATAGGCGTAGATACGCATTATACCTTCAAGTGGTATGGCACGGAAGGTCAAAAATCCGCCCAACAAGTCCAGCAAATGATTTCTCTGCTCAATGTTATGCGTGAACTGCCGCCGGATCAACTCAATGGTCGCAGGATTGATGCCGGTCCGATTATCGAACAGGCCGCAAATGCTACATTCGGCCCAAGAGTTGCGCCAAAAGTCCTTATAGATCAAAGACATAGCCTGACAATTAATGCAGCGGAAGAAGATTTGATGATGGCAGAGGGTTTCTGCGTCAAGGTTCAGCCCATGGACGATGACGTTGAACACTTGCGAGAGCACATGGCCTTCGCTAAAGAAAGCGGTGATCCAACAGGCGAAATTCGTGTGCATATTCAAGAACATATGCAGCAAATGCAGGCTAAGCAAGCGCAAATGTCTCAACAGCAAGGCGGTCAGCAAGCAATCGCTGCTCCTAGACCCGGCTCCCAAGTTGAATCCCCCACTGGTCCGCAGGCTCCTGCCGGAGCTATCCACGAAGACCAGATGCAGGGGGTAATGCCGAGAGAACGCGGTCCCGGTTAACGAAAAAATTGACACTTCCTGTCCATGTAGTAAGATAGGGTAATGGTGCAATCCGATTTGCCAACGTAATTGGCTCTATCGAGTTGTAAACGTACATTTACAGGAGAGCTACAATAATGTCACAAGACGAAGAAATTGAAAATGGAAGTCCGTCAACAATAGCAGACGGTAATCCAAAAGAAGTTGCTACAGAAGGCGGCGAGGAACAAAATGAAGCGGAAAGCGAAGAAATTGCCCAAGAAGGCGACGAAGCGGAAGCTGATGCAGGAAGCGATGAAACTGCTGATGAAACTAATGAAGATGGCGAAGAAGCTTCTCAGGAAGTAGAAGAGACTCCCAAAAAGAGTCGAGCCAAAGACAGGATTTTAAAACTAAAGTCTGAACTTGATAAAGAACGCGACGAAAGAAGGGCTGAGCGCGAGGAAAGAGACAGGATTATTGCAGAGAGGGCGATGTATGCGGCTCAACTGGAAAATCTTCGTCAACAACAAGTTCAAGCTCAATCGGATGAGCAACGCAGGCAGCAAGAAGACAGATTGTCGCTGCTTGATCCAACCGAAAGAGCATTGTATGAAACGCAAGAAACAATGCGTCAAATGCAATACAAACTTGATCAAATGGAGATTATGCGTAAAGATGACAGGGATCGCGCAGAATTTCACGCTAAAGCAGCACATGATCCCCTATATAAGAAATATGCCGATGAAATTGAACGCTCATATCAAGACGGACTTAAACGGGGAGTTACTGCCCCGCGTGAAGATTTGCTGGCGTGGAGATTGGGCAAAGAACTTTTACAGAACAAAAATGCCGGAGGTCAAGAGAAAAAGGCCAAAGCAGCTAAAAAGATTGATTCAGTTACTTCAAAACCCGCAACGGCGCGTGGCGATGTAGCTGCTTCAAAAAGCTCCGGCAAGTCTCTTGAAGAAAGACTTAAAGGGGTTCAAATTTAAAATGAGGGCATGGTGCCTTCATTTAAACACTTAGGAGGTACTATTAACTATGGCTGTTACAAATGCTTCATCTAACTTTTCGGCGGATATTAGTAATTTTATCCAAAAGAAAGTTCAGCCGCTTGTTCAGCGCCAACTGGTAGCCTATCAGTTTGGTGATCAACTGCGTCTGCCCAAAAACCGTGGTACGACTTATACCGCTTCTCGTTATGATCGTATTCCACTTCCTTTTGCCCCTCTTGCCGAAGGTATTCCTCCGGCTGGTCAGGCTCTTTCCCTCGCCCAAGTTCAGGCTACTGCCCAACAATGGGGTGATATTGTCACTATCCCTGATGTAGCGGATATGACGATTGAACACCCGCTGTTCCAAGTCGCCATCGACTTGACGGCAATGCAACAAGCTGAGACTGTTGAACGCAACACCATGAATACCCTCATGGCTGGTACGCAAGTAAACTATGTCGATGCCGTTGGTTCTCGCGCAAGCTTGACGAACGCGAAAGTCCTGAACCCCCATGAAGTCAACCGTATGGTTGGCGCTCTCCGCACTATCGGTGCTCCTGAGTACATGGGTCAGATGGAAGAAGACGCTAAGATCATGCCCGGAAAACCCGGAAAGCAATCCGAAAGCCCTCGTGGTCACTCGCACTATGTTGGTCTTATTCACCCTCTGGTTGAACAAGACATGCGCGAAAACTCCACGGTTGTTACTGCGTGGTCTTACAGCGACATTAATGCTCTGTACAACAATGAACTCGGTACATGGGGCGGCGTTCGTTTCTGCCGTTCTAACATGATTCCGACCTTCACTGGTGTTGCAACTGTCTCCGCTTCTCCGGTTACTTCCGGCGGTGCTCTGGCAGACAATACTTACTATGTGAAAGTCACGGGTTCTGACAACATTAACCAATACGAAAGTCGCATCCATCAAGTTTCGTCTGGCGTAACTATTTCTGGTGGCAGCGGTGCTGGTTCCATCACGCTGACGACTCCGAACCTTGCTGGTTACACGTTTAGTGTATATATTGGTACGACAACGGCAACTCTGAATCTTGCCAAAGCCGCCGCTGGTCCGACTACCGGCGTACTGGCTGGTCAAGCTGTTCAGATTCCGCCGAATACCGCTGTAACGATCACTGATATCGGTCTGTTGCAAACTCCGCCTGCTGCTCCGGCAACTGGCGTAACGGTATTCCCGACCTTTATTATCGGCAGAAACGCTTACGGTATCGTTATGTTGGACGATGTTAAGTTTACCTACCTGAAAACGGCAGATAAACTTGATCCTCTGAACCAACTGCGTATTGTTGGCTGGAAACTGTTCTACGGTACGATTATTCTTAACCAAAACTTCTTTGGTCGCATTGAGTCCGGCTCGGCGTTCACGGCTACGTTTGGTTAATAAAGAGATTTGATTGTATTAAAAATACAGTCAAAGGCGGGGGGTAGGCGCACCCCTACCCCCTTCCACCCTCTAAGGTGCGTTAAAGGAGTGTACTATGTCGAAAGATAAAAATAAAGAATTGGAAAATAAGGTTCATGGTGCCTTTCTTTCCGATGAAGAAAAATTAAAAATCCAGAAAGAGGTCGAGGAACAACTCGACAAAGAAAATAAGAAAAAGGTAGCCGATGATTATCGGCAATCTCTAATTGCCGAAGCAAAGAGAAAAGCTCTTTTATCGGACGCAAAGTCTGGTTCAAGCACCGAAGGTCTTGTGCCAGTATTCGTTGATCTCCCGGCGGTTTCGGAATGTATCCGCCTTGACGGAATGGCATATTATCCGGGTCGCACTTACAATGTTACCCCGGAAGTGGCCTCGGTCATAAACGAGATCATGCATAGAGGTCGTGAACACGAAGACTCTCTTAACGGCAAAACCGCCAAAGAGAACATGTTCCGCAAACAAGGTAAAACTACAGTTCCTAGACAATAAAGCAAAAGAGGTGCAAAATGACTGATACTATGGAAGCAAAAAAAGAAGAAATCGGCTACGCTTGGAATTTTGTTGCCGATCTCGGCAACGGCAGGCAATTCGCTCTTAGCGGTAACTTTCCTAAAGGAATGGATGCCTCTAAGATGAACGAAGAGGTTGACAAAGTTCGTTCGGTGTTTGATCGCCAACAAGCAAAGTCGGCCTTGCGCGGTGCCGAAGAAGAAATCGAAGTCTGTGCTATGCGACTCGCTAACGCTATCGAAGACTTGGACAGAATAGACAACAAGCATGAACAAAAAGGCGGTCTTTCTGCCGCCGAACGTCAGGCAAGAGAACAAGCCGTTGCTCATGTGGATAAACTTCAAAAAGACCTTGAATATAAACAAAGTATTCTTAAAAAATTGAAAGAAGAATCTAAATAATGCCATTAACTGCTGCTCAGATTATTTCTCGCGCCTGCACCATTGCCAAAGCCCCCGGTTATTTGGTGCAGGCGGGGCAGTATCTTAATATGGTACTAGATACTTTGCAACAAACTTACGATTTCGATTACATTAGAAAAACGCAGACGATTAATCTGGATGGAAATCCTAGCTATTTGCTGGAGAACGATCACTTACGTACCGACCAAGTGTTCTACAGCGTCAACGGAACTAAATTTGTCCTAAATCAAATTCCTATAGAGGATTATAATTCTCTTTTTGACGGCCCCGGTGTCGCCAACTATCCTTATTCGTATGCCATAGACGTTTCTACAGACCCGAATACAATTCTTTTTTATCCACCGCCCTTGGTTCCGCTGGCTGTTTCAGTTCTTTATTTTCCTAGGAAAGAAGACATATCCAGCCCCGAAACAAGTTCGGAAATTCCTTGGTTCATGAACCAAGAATACTTGATTAAAAAACTAGCTGCTTTGATAATGCTGGAGACTGACGACGAACGCGCTCCACTGTTCGACGTACAGTCTGAGAAACTTTTACGCAATATTTTGTCGATGCAGGATGATAAGGGTGGATACGCCCAAACAATTAAACTTGACAGAAGGTCTTTTAGGCCGACAGATTCTCTGCGTCCGAATAAATCCTTCCCTCTTAGTTAGGAGGGGTTAAATGGTCGGTAGAAACACCTTTCCTTTCCGGTTTAATCCTCGCGGAGTGGTAGATGCGTTGGACGGTGGACAAATTCCGCCCGGAGGTCTTCTCGCTGCTTCCGATCTTATTTTTGATCCGGCAAACCCTTTTACCTTTCAATGCCGCCCCGCCGCCACTGAAACTACCGATTTTGAAGGATTCGACACCCCCGGAGTCGTTTCTGTAGCGCATGTTGTTGGCGATATATGCTATGGCATGATTGCCTCGGAAGAAAACCCCGGTTTTGATGAACCTTTTGCATATAATCTGGTCACAGATTCGTTTGTAACCATCACCGGAGTGACTGGTTCAAATGTTCCAGCCACGCAACTTACAACCGGCCCGTGGGTTCCGCCGACAATGGACTTGGTAGGGGTAAAGCTTTACGTCACCCACCCCGGTTTTGCAGGCGGTATGGGGGCGTATTTCGGGTATTTCAACGTGACAAATCCCGCCTCCCCTACGTGGACAGCCACCAATACCACGGGCAATGCTTTACCGGCTGTTCCCACCAATGTTAAGCAATTTAACAACCGGGCTTGGTTTGCTGTTGGGGAGGCTCTTTGGTTTACCGATGCTTTGACCACGAACATTACAAGTGCCTCTCAAGTCTTGGTGATCGGAGACAGCATCGACATCACCGCGTTGGCGCAACAGCCTCTAGTGACCAGTGTTCAGGGCATTATTCAATCTCTGGTGGTATTTAAGCCAAGTGTCATTGCACTGGTTACAGGCGATGCGGCTGACGGAAACTTGGCACTAAACATTATAAGTTCCAGTGTCGGAACTTATGCCCCGCGCACCATTGCAGCGACTCCGGCGGGGGTCAAGTTCATGGCAACGGACGGCATTCGTACAATTACGCAGGCCGGAATACTAGAAGAACCATACCCGGATTTAAAGCTGCCGTTTATTCACGCGCTCAATCCCTCTAGGGCATCGGCTTCTTATAACAATAATGTTTATCGCATTTCCGTGCAGAACGGTAATGCCAACGGCGCTCCAATTCAAGAATATTGGTTCGACATGAGGCAGAATGGATTTACCGGACCGCATTCGTTTATACAAAGCATGTCCTCCCCTTATCTCGGCACGTTTATTGCATTCAGCAACGACAATCCGGCTGCATTGTATACATCCGATGTTGTGCAAAGCGGAACCTCTGTTTTTGTCGAAAACGGGGAAGATTTAGATTTTTTAATGCTGACCTCGCCTCTGGCAGATACCGGAGGTCTATACGAGAACAGCGCCGTTCTTTCGGTCATTGATATGCAGCTTCCTCCCACCGGAGACAATTATTCTTTTGTAGCTTCCGATGTAATCCACGGTGTTTTAGCGCAGGCGACAATTTCCGGTCCAACCAGCGCCCCTATTTGGGGTCAGTTCAATTGGGGGGATGAAAACTGGACAGCTTATCAATACGGTCTGGAAAGATACAATATTCCTTGGAATAATACTCTTGTTTTTAGTAGAATGGTATGGCAAATAACCGGAAAATCCGCATTCGGATTTAAGGTTGGAAAACTTACCGTAGGTTATCAACCAACTCGTTATGTAAGGATCATATAATGACTATTATCTCCCCGCTTCCGTTTACGCTGACAAATGGAACAGTAGCAGATGCTACGCAAGTGCAGTCTAATTTAGCACATATTAGAGATCAAGTGAATGCAAATGCTGCTGCCTCTGGCGGGGGCGGTGGAGCAGCCGCCTTTAACGGTGCCAGTGTAGATTTCAGCAGCGCTGATCAAATTATTCCCGATGTTACAAACACTCCGATTACTTGGGAGAATGAATTATTTGATACAAATGGTTGGTTCAATGCAGGCGGCGATCCTACTATATTTACGGTTCCAGAAGGAATCGCCTATGTACGAGTAGACGTTCAATTGTTGTTTTTACCCATGACAGTTAATAAATATGTAGACGTAAGACTTTACAAAAATGGTGCGGATATTTATGAAGTTCCTAGAGGAATCTCAAATGGAATTGACGCATTGCCGGTCAGACTTTCTTCTAGACCAATCGCCTGTGTTGCTGGTGATGAATTTCAAGTAATTGTATATACTAACAATGGTGCGCCAATAACTTGTTATACAGCAGGCGGTCAATATCCGCATTTCTCTATACAAGCAATAGGATAATATGGCACAAGAATTTCTAAGTAGAACCGGCTACAGACCTGTTCAAACCGCTGATTTAACCTCCGCTTCTATATCTGATTTCGCAGAGGCAGCACAAGACAATGTTGCGGCCATTTTAACCGATACGTCCAGCATCGATTTCACTTATGATGACGGCGCACCAACAATTACTGCCGATCTGACATTAACAGGAGTCGCCGCCGGTACTTACGGAACACCTACTACCGTTGCTTCATTCACGGTAGACTTGCAGGGCAGGATAACTTTCGTAGAAGATATTGAAATAGATGACTATCTTTCTGGCTTATATTTCATAGGAAGTTCGGAAACAAAGCGCATACCGCAATATAAACAGATGGTAGTGTTTTCTGAAATCCAAATAGACGGTCAACTTCTGGTAGACGGACAATTTTTTGTAGAGGCTTAACATGGCTTATATTCGCATAGAGACTCAATCTGAACCCGCTACTCCACCTAGCGGCAAAGTTGTTCTTTACATAGATTCATCCAGCGGCCTTCTATCGGCAAAGAATGACGCTGGCGTAGTTTCCACTTTCACCACGCTGCCTACAACCTCTGCTGCCTTGGCTGCTGTGATAAGCGATGAAACCGGCTCCGGTTCCTTGGTGTTTGCAGATTCTCCTGTATTTACAACGCCAAATATCGGTACTGCTACTGGAAGCATTACAGGAAATGCCGCAACTGCTACTGCCCTGCAAACAGCACGTACTATCAATGGTGTAGCTTTTGACGGCACAGCTAATATTAATATTGCCGCCCCACAAAATCTTTATGTATCGTCGGATCAAACCATTACTTCCGGCGGTGCTCTGACACTGGCGCACGGACTTGGAGCACAACCGCGTGATTTGCGTTTATTTTTAATTTGTCAATCTGATGAAAGTGGTTATACAGCCGGACAAGTAGTTTTGGCTAATAATGAAGCCGATGATGGACAAGATAGCGGTCTTGCTTTGGCAGTAGATGCTACAAATATTTATATACGTTTTGGAGCAAGAGCAACTGTATTTAAAGCAATAAATTTCAGCACCGGTGTAAGGGCGAACTTGACAAACGCAAATTGGAAATTGCGCGTTATAGCGGCTACTGGTTTATAATGAATACCAAATATTATATAACGATATCAGGCGCTTATGTCGGAGGATTTGAAGGTGAAACCGGCAAAGAACTGCGAGGATTAATCGAAGTTCCCAATCCTCCTGAACACGCTTTGGATACTTGGAACGGTACCCAATGGGTACCACACGTTCCGTAACATTGTACTAGACTAAATGTACTTTATAATGCTATACTGTAATAATAACCCATCTATTGTGAGGATTTTCATATGACAGCACCGTTCTCTTTCTTCAATTCACCACTCAAACCCTCTATGAGTGACTTTAACAATCTGATTTTACAACTTAATTCGCTTTTCCAAAATACCGATGTTGCAGGAAGCCTGACTGTTTCTGGCAACGCCACGGTTGACGGAACGACTAATCTGCAAGGTGCTGCTACTCTTGATGACGATCTCACCGTCACGGGTCTGACCACGGTTAACGGCGGTCTTTCCGGCGGAATGGATGCGGATATTGAAATCAACGTAGATAAACTGACGGTAGATGCCGCCACGGGTGATACGGCAATCGCTGGAACTCTTGATGTTGCAGATGTCTTGACCGCAGATGGTGGTATTGTAGCAACTGGCCTTGCTATGGACGCTGCAACGAGCCTTACGGCTGTCGGCACAGACCGCGACTCATCTCTGGAACTAACCGCGTCTATCAACAACATTACAACCGCTGCTTCTGGCACAGGTGTCACGGCTCCTGCCGCTGCTGCCGGTAAAATCGTTGTAATCAACAATCTCGGCGCTAACGCTATTAAAATTTACGGCGCTGGCTCTGATACCATCGACGGCGCTGCTGCTGCTACCGGCGTTACACTGACGAACGCAAAGCGTGCCATTCTCGTCGCGGTTTCCGCTACTGCTTACATTACACTGACCGGTGCCGCTGCCTCTTAATTAGATTGGAACATAAATGACTATCAATCCCGTTGACTTAATTACAACTAACCTCTCCGTAGGGGCGGTCAACAGAGCAATTGTTGCCCTCAACGACTTGATCATCATGATCAATGCCGGAGATCAGCCTCTCGATGAAAATCTGACATCTATTGCTGACCTAGACCTTACCGGTGAAACCGGGAAAGTTCTCGCCGTAAACGGCGCAGAAGACGGATTTGAACTGACGACACTAGATAAGGACGCGGTTGGTCTTGACCAAGTAGATAACACCTCGGACGCAGACAAGCCCGTTTCTACGTCAATGCAAGATGCGCTTGACCTTAAACAAGACCTTGCCGAAAATCTTACTTCTATTGCCGATCTGGACTTGTCAGGAGAAGAGGGTAAAGTTCTCGCTGTTAACAGCGGTGAAGACGGATTTGAATTAATCGCCGGAGGCGGCGGTGCATCGTCTATCAATGACCTGACTGATGCATACGCTCAAATGTCTAACGTGCTTCTCGGCGAAGACGGCGCTACCATTACTACCGGCGACAATAATACCGGGGTTGGTATTGATGCCCTAGAGTCTTTGACAGAGGGTAACAACAACACCGCAGTTGGCACTAGCTCATTAAATGCTCTGACCACGGGTAGCACTAATACGGCCATGGGCACGGCAGCACTTTCTGCTTTACAAAGTGGTTCAGGAAATACCGCAGTAGGAAATCTTGCTCTAACCGCCAGTGTCACTGGCGTAAATAATACAGCCGTTGGTGCTGGAGCACTGGACGCATACGAAGCAAATGAAGGCACGGCAGTTGGTCATGACGCATTGGGTGCAAATACTTCTGGCGTAAACAATACAGCGGTTGGTAAGTCTGCGCTGGCCGCAGTTACTACCGGCGCTAGAAATACTGGCCTAGGTTATTTCGCGGGGTCTAACGTCACCGGCTCTGACAACACCGCCATTGGTCGCAGCGCGGCTTCCACTCTG